CTGGGCCAAGGGCTCGCCAATTCGATCCGCAAGAAGCTTTACCCGACCAGCGGCGCCTCGATCCGGGCGGCGGCGGTGATCTATTCCAACGCCTCCAAGGTGGTCGATGCCTTTGACCGCGGTGCCCTGATCCGCGCAAAAAATGGGTTCTGGCTAGCAATTCCCACCGCAGCGGCGGGAAAGAAAGGTGTCGGCAACAAACGGATCACCCCTGGCGGGTGGGAGCAGCGCACCGGCCAGCGTCTGCGTTTCGTCTTCCGGCGCGGGCGGCCAAGCCTGTTGGTGGCAGAAACCCGGCTGAATTCCAAAGGTCGCGCTGTTGTCTCAAGGTCAAAAACCGGGCGTGGTCTCGCGACGGTACCGATATTCATCCTCGTGCCGCAGGTGAAACTGCCCAAGCGGTTGAGCCTCGAAGGCCCGGCGCGCGAGGCAGAGGCAAAGTTGCCGGGCCTGATTGTTGCGAACTGGGAGGAGGGTGCACTGAATTTACGGCACCAATAACGAAACCTGGCGTTCGGAAGCGGGATGCCTGACCGGCAAAGCTTGGTTCGAATGTCACAAATATGGGTTCTTTACCGGGATGTCTGGATTGGACACATGATGCTGAAGCCCAAGTTCTCTGCGGTATTGTCCAAGTGCGTGAGCCCATTTGAAACTTACCCACAGCACTTGCTCTGATATCACCGTAAGGTTGCCTGGGACGAAAATCACCTCGTCGCCGACTTTCTGAAAGTACTCGTGCAGATTACCGTGACATACATTGTGCCGCGTCCGCACAATTTCAGCGTTGATTGCATTCGTGCCAATTTTCGCGGGAAAATCGATTTCGCTTTCAAAAGCTAGCGCCTCTACAGGCATCCCTTCTGCTGCACATTTTCTGAGGAGGTGATTGCTCAGAATACTTCGCCCCTCAGGTTCATGCGTATCGTCATCTTCCCGGGTGATCTGTCGGTGGGTCCAGCGGATGCTAGCCTCGATGCCATTAATTAACGAGAGTAGGCCAGGGAGATGCAACTCCTCTTCAAGCGCAATCAAGCCCTCTACAAAGAACCACTGAAACTCTGCGGCTTGCAAGGACTCCAAGAAGAAGTTTCTTTTTTTCCAGTAGGGCTCACTACGGCTCATCATGATTGTGAAATACTGTTCGTAATTCTCAGGGCGTTTGTAAATCACTTTTAATCCTGCAATCTTGTAGAACTATTGTCGCATCTCGACTTCGAATTTCATGCGATGAGTCACACGACGTTCCATTTAACAATGGGGGGCAGCGCTTATCCAAACCACTTAGTTCAGCACCTGTTCAGTTGGGACTCGAACAAATGCACGACCTTTCAACCGTCTCAAAAAGCCACCAAACTGAATAGCCCCAGATACTGCACGAATGATCGCTTCTAGGTCAAATCAATTGCCACTGAACGCTCGAACCAGTCGTCGGCTATGACATCAGCGTTGGAACAGAAAATGTCAACAACCCGCGAAACCATCCTCGCCGCCCTTCACGCGCGGCTTCAGACCCTTTCCGTCACAGTCCTGCGCGATGAGGTTTCACCCGAACGCATCCCGTCAGCCGGGCTGATTATCCTCCGTGATGGCCAGCCCGGAGAGCCGGATGTCACGCTGTCGCCCCTGCGCTACCATTATCAGCACCGCGCCGAGTTGGAGCTGGTCGTCCAGGCGGCGAAGGAGCGGGCGACCGCGTTTGATACCTTGATCGCTGCCATCGGCGCGGCGCTGGAATCCGATCGCACACTCGGCGATCTCTGCGACTGGATCGAACCCGAAGCCCCGACCTCGGTCGATCTCCCCATCGAGGGAGCGGCGGCCCTCAAAGCGGCGGTGGTCACCGTCGTTTTGCATTACACAACAACAGGCCCTCTGGCCTGACACCCCCACATAAAGGAGATCCCCATGGCACGTGCGCAAGGCGCGCGGGCGCAGATGGCGCTTGCGTTTGAGACGGTTTATGGCACCCCGCCCATCAGCGGTTTCACCAAGATGCCCTTCGCCAGCACCACGCTGGGTTCCGAGCAACCGCTGCTGAACAGCGAGCTACTGGGCTATGGCCGGGACCCGCTGGCGCCGATAAAGGACGCGGTGACGGCCGACGGCAATGTCGTCCTGCCGATCGACGCGGCTATCTTGTCAGCGCAGGCGGGCGAACAGCGCATAGCACTACGGCCTCGGCCGCGCGAGATTATAACACTCCAGCATCGCTGTGATGCGCTTGGCATGGCACGTGCCGCAGAACTGACGCGCGCGGGGTTCGCAGGCGATTGGCGGGTCCCGCTTTGGCATATGGCCCTGCAGCCAACCGCTGATCTCGCACAGGGTGCGACCGAGATCCTGCTGGACACCACAGTGTCGGATTTGCGGGCAGCGGGATTTGCAGTCCTTGCCATCGATGGGCGCGACGCCGTTCTGGTCGAGATTGCCACCGTGGCGGCGGATCGTATTGTCCTGGCAGAGCCGCTGGGCACGCAACTGCCCACGCTATCAGTCGCCGCGGAGCGCATCGCCGTCGCCCCTGTTCGACAAGGCGTCCTCGCCTCTGCCATCGAGATCACGCGGCTGCGCCAGAGTGATGGCATGGTCACAGCGACCTTCCTGCTGCGCGATGCCGCCGACCTCTCGGCCTCCGTTCTACCAACCTATCTCGGCCGCCCGGTCCAGACCAACCCGAGCATAATGCGTTCGCCGATCACCGCGAATTTCCGCCGCGCAGTGGAATATGTCAACAATGGTTTTGGCCCCGTTGTGGTCGAGCCCTTGCGCGATGTGTTTGAGCGCGGTGAGGCGATCACGCTCAAGGCCCAAGGTGCGCCCGCGCGCTGGGCGCAGCGCCGCTGGCTCTGGTCGTTGCGTGGCCGCCAATCGAGCTTCTGGCTGCCCACCTGGGGGTGCGAGTTACAGTTGCGGGCCGCGATGACCTCGGGATCGACGCTGATGCGCGTGGCTCCTGTTGCGGCACTGGCTGGCTATGTGGGACGACCGATCTTGCTGGAAATGCCCGGGGCGTTGAGGTTTCGCACTATCACCGCAGCCGTAGCCGACGGCATTGATCACCGCCTGACGATCTCCTCCAACCTCGGTGAGCCGGTTCCCCTGGGCATAAAAGTGCATTTCATGACGCTGGTGCGCTCTGACGCTGACAGGGTGGAGATCCGGCATGGCGCGGTGGCGAGCGAAGTAACCCTGCCGGTTGTGGAGGTTGCGAGGTGAGGTCCAGTAACCGTCTGGAAGGAAGCGGAACAATACGAGATTCGCTCGATCAAAAGGGTCGTAGGCATGGCTGCACACAGGGCCGCCGGTTCCAGATCGGACCTTCGTGGACGGTGCCGCGATCGGCCGGTTCGAGCCTATTCTGTTGAAAAACTCACCTATTCGTAAGAATAGGCCAGATCAGTAGGATATCTTCCTTCGAAGGCGGCATTCTGTGAACAACGTTTGCTAGATGGCCTTTGGTTAAAACGAAGTTCCACGTTTCCGTGCCAATTTTTGCTTGGCTGAGTTTTCCAACAGAATAGGCCCATCTCACCAAAATTCTGCAATGCCGCGAATGGCTGCTACCGAACTGACAAACTGTCGGATTTGGGCGGTAGCGGCTTCCATTCGACAATGAAATCAGCTATCTTTTTTGTAGAATTCGAGAAGGGCGCCCTATGAATTTTTATCCAATTTGTTTTGTTGCTTTCTTGGTTCTCAGTGCGACCTCAGCGATTGGACAGCAGGGAGCGAGTAGCTGCACTACGACAGGTTCTGGACCGGGGAACGATGCAGCCTGTGGCGGTCAGGCGACATCCTGCACCACTACAGGTTCTGGACCGGGGAACACAGCCGCGTGCGGTGGTCAGGCAACGTCCTGCACTACGACAGGTTCTGGACCAGGGAACGATGCGGCTTGTGGTGGTCTAGCGACATCCTGCACCACTACAGGTTCTGGACCGGGGAACACAGCCGCGTGCGGTGGTCAGGCAACGTCCTGCACTACGACAGGTTCTGGACCGGGGAACGATGCGGCTTGTGGCGGTCAGGCGACATCCTGCACCACTACAGGTTCTGGACCGGGGAACACAGCCGCGTGCGGTGGTTAGGCAACGTCCTGCACCACTACAGGCAGCAGCGACGGACGGCAACTTTGTCCGCATTGCAGACCTCGGTCACCACCGCAGCGACGGTCCGCTCCCGCCCTTCCATCCGAACAACCCTTAAACCACCGGAGCGACCGGCAACACGCGCCTGCACAGGCCGTGTTGCCCTGTGATGCACCGCCAACCCGGTCGAGGGGCCGCCGGTTCGCCTAACCCTATGACGGAAACGCACCCATCATGAGCTACGACAGTATCGAGGCCTCCACCGCCGAAGGCCGCCCTTATTACCTCTACCAGTTCATCGAGGGCGCAGAGGTCTGGCGTTTCACCGGCAGGCCTGAGGATTGGTTCAGCGCAGGCAGCGGAGGGGACACCATTGTCTGGCAAGCCGCAGCCGTCGCCCACGGCGATGTGGTGCAAACCAGCGAGATCGAGCGCGGACGCTTGGAGCTAACATGGCCGCTTTCGCATCCCTTCGCGCGGCGGTTTCTGGCACCACTCGGAAACACCCCGATAACACTGACCATTTTTCGCGGTCACGAACAGGTCTTGGGTGAGACCGTCGCGCATTGGAAAGGCCGTGTGGTCGGCGCCGAGGTCGAGGGGGTGCGGATCCTCCTCAACTGCGAATCCGTCTTCAGCACGCTGCGCCGCGCTGGCGTGCGCGCAAAGTATCAGCGCCTCTGCCGCCATGCCCTCTTTGGGCGCGGCTGCGGGCTCGATATTGCGCTGCACTGGCAAACCGGAACAGTGACTTCGGATTTGGGCGCTGCCGTAACAATCCCGGAGGCTGCGGGCCAACCCGATGGCTGGTTTCGCGGTGGGGTGCTGCGGTTTGGGGCGCAGCTTGGGTTTATCACGGGGCACGTGGGGGCGGCTCTGACCCTCTCACGTCCCATGACAGATCTGGCCGCGGCCCTCGCCGCACCCGAGATCGATCCGGTCACGGGCGCACCGCTGGCCGTGCTCGTCGACATCGCCCCCGGTTGTGATCTGCGCGCCGCCACCTGTGCCACAAAATTCGGCAATATCCTGAACTTCGGGGGCTTTCCCGAGATCCCTGCCCGCAATCCGTTCGGCGGCAGTTCCATCGTCTGACGCACTCCCTGCGTCCCCCAACAGCAATCGGCACCCAACATGGTCTGGACCTTCATCGCGCGGCTCGTGCTCGGGCTCGTGCTGTCTGCGATTTCCTATGCACTGAGCCCAAAACCCAAGGTCGAGAAGCCTCAAGCCGCAGGGCTTGACGATTTTAGCCTCCCCACCGCCGAAGAGGGTCGGCCGATCCCGGTCATCTTCGGCACCATGCTGATCACTGGCCCCAACGTGGTCTGGGCTGGAGACCTCCGCGTCGATCCCATCAAGAAGAAAGGCGGCAAGAAGTGACGCGCGTTACCCTCCAGGACCTTCGAACGGCCCGCTATTGCCTCGCAGGCGTGCGCCCATGGTTTCGCCGCCATGGGTTTGACTGGCAGGATTTCCTTGATCACGGCATCGAAGTCTCTCGCCTGCACGCCACCGGCGATGCGCTGATCGAGCCCGTGATCCGCGAGGCTGAGACACGGATCGCGGCCGCACAAACGCCCCTATCCCCGGAGGCCCACGATGGGCGGCCGTAGCAAGTCTCAAACCGTCGGCTATCGCTATTCGCTGGGCGTGCATCTCGCCCTTTGCCACGGGCCGGTCGATGCGATCCGCGAGATCCTCGTTGATCGCCGCACAGCCTGGTCTGTCACGACGGGCGGCAACTTTAGCGGTGGTGGTGCTGCCGTCGAGACCCGGATCGGCACCGTTGCAGGCCTGTCTGCGACGGCAGCCCTCGCAGGTGACAGCGGCGCTGCAATCACTTTCCCGGGCATGCGCGCAGGCGTGCGTGTCGGGCGGGATTACCGTCTGGCCCTGGCGATCGGGTCCAGCCAGACCATCACGCTCCAAAGCGTTGCCTATGATGCCGCGACCAACATAATGCGCTGGACCGTCCTTCCCGAAGCCTTGAGCTTGCCCGCACAATCGGTCGAGGTTTTTGAGGCCACGACGGGGGCCAGTAACGCAGGCGCAGGCGGTGGGCGGATCCGCATCGATAAACCCGATCTGTTCGGGGGCGAAAGCCGCGAGGGCGGTATTGTCGGCGATGTCGATGTGCTGATGGGCGGTCAGGGTCAGGGTCCGAACGACTATCTCGCCGCACGCATGGGCGGCGACGTGCCAGCCTACCGCGGGCTTTGCAGTCTCGTGTTGCGACAAGCCTATCTTGGCATCAATCCCTACCTCAAACCATGGGCCGTCCGCGTCACCCGCGTGCTGTCAGGCGAAGCAGGCGCTGCACAGTGGTACCCCGAGAAGGCCGCCATCGTCCCTGAGGCAAACATCTCGGATGCCGCGATCTACATCGCCCTTGATGTCTCGGGCTCAATGTCCGGCACGCGCATGGCGGCACAAAAGGCAGGCGTGGCAGCCCTCATCCGCGAGATTGGCGCCAGTGTCGATCCTGATCGGCCCAACGATATCCGCATTGTGCTTTGGAACGTTGCTGTCGCCGGATCGATTCAACGGCGGAACATGGGCGCAGAGGATTATACCGCCCTCGAGACCTGGATGCTGGCGCTGTCCAATGCCACCTCGGGTGGCACTAGTTTTGATGCAGCGTTCACAGATGCCAGCGCCTTTTTCGCCGGTGGCGGCTCCAAGCGCCGGATCGTGATTTTCGTGACCGATGGCGAACCTTCGCCCACCTCCTCCGTCGATGCAGCCCTCGTCCTCATTCGCAGCTTGCCGCCCGCCGACATCTTTGGCTTTAACATCGCGCTCACGAACACGACCTACACTGCACGCATCGACAACACCCCCGTCGATGGCGTGCCGGTAATCCCACCCGGCAACCCGCAAGCCCTTGTGGCGTCCCTGCGCGGGGCGTTTGGCAACGGGCCGGACATGAACCCGGCCCATATCATCCGAGAATGCCTGACCAACAGAGACTGGGGTCTGGGCTATTCCACGGTCGAGATTGGGGCCAGCTTCACGGGCGCCGCCGATGCGCTCTACACCGAAGGGTTCGGGCTGTCGCTGATCTGGCAGCAAGACAGCTCCATCGAAGAATTCATCGGCAGCATCCTCGATCATACCTCAGCGTCCTCCCAGCGCGTGACCGGTCTTCTCGATGCTATCCGCTTTGTGCGCCGCACGGCTGTTCAAAGCGCGGTTCAACTCATCACCACGGGTATCATCTTGGCGCTCCTCGCGGGCATTGCTCTGAAGATGAAAATCTTTGGTGGGAGCTCCTGACCTGCGCACAGCACCAATTCACACGTCCCCCGAACCCGCCCTTCATGGCGGGTTTTTTCTTGCCCGGTGACGGGCGAAAGGAACCACATCATGACCTCCGACACTCGCGACCCCATCCGGCTGATCCAAAGTGGGCTGGAACAGCTGGGGCATTCCCCTGGCGCAATTGATGGCCTCTGGGGCTTGCGCACAGCCCGCGCAATAAAAGCGCTGCTGGCGGCCAATGGCCGCGCGGCCTCCCAGGCACCGCCGGGCCCCCTGCCCTGGATTACAGAGGCCAAATCTGCGCTTGGCCGTCATGAAGCCCGCGACCGGTCGTGGTTGATGGATTGGCTCAAACGCGATGGCCGAAGTTTGGGCGACCCGTCAAAAACCCCTTGGTGCGGTGATTTCGTGGAAACCTGCATTCGTATGGGGCTGCCCGATGAGCCCTTGCTGGGCACGTTGGGGATCAATCCCTATTGGGCCCGCAATTGGCTCCTGTTCGGACAGGCAGTCCAGCCGATCACCGGTGCGGTGCTGATCTTCGCCCGCGGGTCTGGCGGTCATGTCGGCTTCGCCATTGGTCAGGACATCACGCATTTCTACGTGCTGGGCGGCAACCAATCAGACGCTGTCACCATCGCCCGCATCGCCAAATCCCGCCTGCTCGGCGCGCGTTGGCCAGCAACGTTTCCGCCCCGCCCGCAGCGTCTTCCGACGATGAAGCCGGGCGAATACCTCGCAACCACCAATGAAACCTGAACGGGAGAAAACCATGCTGAAACCTGCAATTCTTGCAATCGTGCGCCAAGTCCTGACTGTCGCTGGCACCGCCCTGGTCGCCAAGGGTTACGTAGCGGCATCCGATATCGAGCCGACAATCGGCGCTTTGTTAACCATTGGGTCAGCGATCTGGTCAGTCGCCGACAAGCGGCCGAAACGAGATCGCTGAGCATCGCAGCGCTTGCATCGCGGAAACAGACAACACCACGCCCTCCGTTTGGCGCCACCCCCCGAAGAGTGCCATGTTTTTGCCCAAAACGCGCGCTATGCTACCATAAATGACACTTGTAGCTCGCCCAGCCTGGGTGACTCACAAAACCGTTGCGAAGCAGGAGGCGCCTGTGCAAAGGTTGTTGCACCGATAGTGCAACGACGCGGGCCGGTAATGAAACCGTCCGTTAGGCTTTTCGTACGATCATGACG